TCTTATCTTCTCCCTCTGTCATTATCTTTTCTTTATTAGATTGATCACCAAAATTATGATACCAGTAAACTCTTTTTAATACTCCAGCAGAACTTGGCAGAACTCCATCTGGTTTAGGCACACCAAGATAACTCCAATCAATAGTATTATCATTATCACAAATCTCAAAATCATCACTCATAACATCAAAAACTGGATAATAAGTATTAACTTCTAATGAAAATTTCATTGTTATTATATTATCAGAAGTCATGTTTATTTCTCTTGGAATTTCTACACCACTATCAGATGGCAATTTAAATTGTGCATCAATTTTTATTCCAAAATAACTAATATAAAAAAATCTATAATTAAATAGAACATCCAAAATTTTAGTATAACAAATATCTGCTTCCCATTCATTATCTAATCTAATTTGAATATCATATGCTAATGTAACTGGAACCGCCTTTGTCCTACTTACTATAACTTTAAATTCATCATTTATTTTAGTTTCTTTTGCTAAATATGTATTTGGGTTAGCAAATTCATCATCTTTTTGAGAACCACCTTTAAATGTGACTACACCTCTTTGCTTTTGATCAGTATTCAATTCCACTCTGTTACCAACAATATCATCAACAAATGCGTCTAACATAAATCTTTCTTGTCCAGCATATGAAGTGTAAAAAGGAAGTAAAACTCTTATTTTTTTACCATCACTCCAACGATTTATCCATCTCACTTTAGTTCCTAAAACTTTACATAATGCTATTGTCGTCATTCTAACAAAATTATCATCATAATTGTATTCTTCATTTATGTGCATTTTAAACTTTTTTATTTTATTTATATATAAAAAATGGCATCAACAAAAATATGAAGTATCAGAGGAAATTTGTCATAAAAATTATTAATGCGCCATGGACGCCATGGATCAATAAAAATAAAAATCTTTATATTAAAGATTTTATTAAAAACTCAATAGGATTTCATTACACAACAACTCATATTTTAGAAAATGCAAAATTTTGGCGGTATAAAAAAACTTGTGAGAATAGTATAAACTTATTTTTAAAAAATATGGATATCACAAAAATTAAAAATATAGACAATCTTGTTTTTGAAATAATAGAAATAACTGATAATCAAACACTAAGAAATATAAAACTTAATATAATTAATAGATTAAATAAAGATGAAAATTAAAATAGGTGATAAAGTTAAAATAAATAAAAAAAAGGTTAATTTGGATTCATATAACAATACATCATCTTGGTATTCAGATGAAATTTATACTATAAAAGATTTTGATAAAAAATGCAATATTGCAACATTGGATAGAAATCTACATCATAGAAATGATTGTAGAATCCATATACTATATTTAAAATCGCTAAAGAAAGAAAGAAAGAAAAAACTTTTAAAATTAAATTCACTATAATATTCGGATAGAACCAAAATTAATCAATTCATAGTTATTAATTTTAAAAGAACACCATCTCCGGATGGTGTTTTTGTTTTTAAAATATTTATATATAATAATTATGAAATATATTAGAAAATTTGAAAATATAGAATTTCCAACAGATGGAGATTATATTTTTTTTATAAATAAGAACAACGGCAATGGTTCATTACTTCGTTTTTTAGAAAATAATATTGGAATAATAAAATATACATATCCAAGTTATTATGAAATTAAATATAAAAATATACCTTCAAATATTGAAGCATATTTTTATAATGAGAAAATATCTTTATCAAAAGAAACAGTAAGATTTGCTACACCTGATGAAATAGAGCATTATGAAATATTAAATAAATACAATATATAACATGAAGCATCTTCAAGGATTTTACGATAAAACAAATGAATCTATTTTTGATATATTTAAAAAATATAAAGATGGTGACTATGTTATAATAAAAGAAGATGGCTTTTTTTATTCAAAAACACCAGAAAAAACTGTCAAATTATCAAACACTACAATAAGAATAACTTCATCAACAATAACAAAAGATATTGAATTTAGTGATCTTAAATATGGAGAATTCAAAGAAAAACAATTTATTACAACAGATAGTAATAATGAGCGAAATTTAATATCAATAGAAAACATAAAAAGAAAAGCAACACAAAAAGAGATAGAACAATACGAATTAGAAATACAATATATAAATAAATACAATATATAAAAATAATCAATAAACATGAAACATCTTCAAGGATTTTACGATCAAACAAATGAGCTAAATGAAGCTAAAATTACCACAAAAGAAATTAAATCAAATTTCACAAACGATACTTTAATTCAAGTGGTAGATGCAGATGATAAAAATATTGGACAAGCCAAAATTAAAAAAGGATTAAAAACTTCTTACAACGTATCGTATAAATTAAAAAATTATAAAGTTAATAAAGATGATTTATCATTAAATACTCACGGACAAATTCAAACTGAATTAAAAAATTTAAAATGAAAAATATGAAAAACCTACACAAATTTGAAAATTATGATAATGTAGATATATCTTGGAATACTGAAGGAATTAAAGGACTAATTAAATATTACGATGAAGAATTAAAAGAAGAACAAGAGTCAAGTCATTTTCCAGAAAGTGAGGAAGAACAGATAAATAGAAATGAAGAATGTCAAACTTTATTAAAAGGTATGATTGATAAAAATTCTTGGTATTACAAAAAATTTAATAAAATTTAATAGAAGAAAAGGCGTTTCTAATTTAAACCTTTATCGTTTTTTATCATATATTATTCTAAATTAAATAAAATATTATTCTAAATTAAATAAAATATATGAATCTTAAAAATGATATGTTCTGGTACAAATACCAACCTAAAAGCCTAAACACAATAATATTATTACCAAGAATTAAAGAATTGATTAAAGATGGTTTATCCGCCAATATGATTTTCTACAGTGATACTCCAGGCACAGGAAAAACCACATTGGCAAGAATACTTTGTAAAGATACGGACAACATAGAATTCAACGCATCAGAAGAAACTGGGGTTGATATTCTAAGAGATCAATTAAAGACACATTGTAAAACTCTAAATCCATTTTTTGGTAAAGAATCACAAAAAACTATATTTCTTGATGAATTTGATGGTGTGTCTGCCGAATACCAAAAAGCAATGAAAGGGTTTTCAGACCGTTATCAACACGTTAGATTTATTTTAACTACCAACTATATTCAAAAAATTGATGACAAAATACTTTCAAGATTTATAAAAGTTGATTTTGATCCTAAAACCAAAGAAGAAACTGATTACCTTCAGACAATGTATTTTAAATATTTAAAAGCAATTGCAACAAAAAATAAAATTGCGATTACAGACGAAGAAATTAGAAAAATGATAATGCTTAGTTTTCCTGATTTAAGACAGGCCACTCAAAGATTGCAAGAAGTTTTTATGACAAATAATACAGATCAATTTAAAAATTTAAGTGCATCTGGTTATGATGATATTTTTCAATTTGTAATGGATGGTAAAAATAATATTGAAGAAAATTATTCTTTCGTTGCTAATAATTTTATTGATAATCCATTAGAATTAATGAAAGCCTTAGGTAGACCATTATTTAGTAGAATACAAAATATTGATAATGAAAATCTTATAAAACAGGGTGCAACACTAATTAAATTACAAAAATCTTATAATGCTGAATATACTTCAACAATAGATCCAGTTTTACATCTAATTTCATATCTAACTGACATAAAAGAAATATTGAAAAAATGAAATATGAAAATTTAACGTATGAAACATTTTGTGGCAGAAACTCAGAAAATTGGAAAAAATAAAAAATATTAATGATTGATAAGGATAAATTTTATGATAGATGGTCAAAATTAGGACTACTTGACGGACTTGATAATGTACAAAAAAATTGGATGGACCAAGTACTTGTTAATGATAGAGAATTTGGTGAAGGAATTCAGCCGTTAGATAATAAAGGAATTAAAGATAAACCAGATTTTTCTGGAATAATATTTCCAATAGTTAGAAGAGTGTCAGCTCAAACACTTGCTTGCGGTGGTTGGAAACAATCAAATAGACAAAAACTAAAACAAGATAGATTAAATAAACTTCGTAAACTTCAAGGTGATGAGCCGAATATCGTATTACCAGATGATGAATATACTGACGGATTAGTTTCAGTACAACCATTATCATCACCATCACCACAACTTTTTTATATGGATTACAATTACACTACAAATTCAAATTATGGACCATATAATAGTAAATCAGAAGCATTATCTAATATAATTATGACACGTAGATATGAAAATCTAACTGTTATAATAGAAAATACTGAATATTGGTTTAAAGGCGGATTAGAAGATAAAAATTTAGTTATAAAAAATAATCAAAAATTAAGAAAAGAAAAATTAATGGAATTAAATAAAATTAATATATAAAAATAAAAATAAAACAATGGATGATATTAAAATTTTTAAAGAAAAAGCTATAAATGATTATATTTTTAATAATATAAATTTATCACACGCAGGTACAAATGATATTAAGCATGGATTAAAAAATATATTAGGCGAAGAACCAGCAGTTAAATTTAACTACAAAGAAAGTATGAAAATAAATGAAACCACTGGTAAAGTTGAAAGATTACCAAATGAATTAGATTCAATAGAAGTCTATTACACTTATATTGGTACTGACAACGCTCCTCATGCAGCACATATGAAATATATTGTAAATTAAAGTGTATTATAATACACTTTATTTTATAAAAAGAGCAATAAAAACGCTATTTAGTGTTTTATATTGCTCTTTTTATTGCTTTTTTATAAAATTAATCTTTTTTAAATACTATGATTATTTCAAAATAAAAAATTTATTATTGATAAAAAATCATTATATTTTTTATCAATAATAAATAAAAAATTATAGCCTTGTTCTAACACTGCTTTCTGCTTAACTAAATTTAATTCTTCATGTAATTCATAGATATACCAAGATTTAACTTCAACTATTAAATTAAAATCATTCAGATAATAATCTGAAAAATAAATTTTATCTTTATTTTTGTGCCTAAATTTTATAGTTTTGCCTCTAACAACATTTATATTCATTTTTTCGCACAAATCAAGAAAATCTTTTTCATAAGAACCTTGATATTTAATTCCATTTTCATGTATTTTCATTTTTGGAAATTGTTTCTTGTGTATTTCATAATTTTGAGAAGGGTAATCTACTCCATATTTTTCATTACAAGTCTTTCTTGATTTTATTTGACAATTATCAGTTGCTAAATAAGATTCCTTACCATACTTTTCAATACAAGTTTTTTAATTTTATCTTGGCATTCTTCAGTTTGTGTATAACTTGTTACGTTATATTTATTTTTATTATTTAAATTTCTAGTTTCTAAAACTATTTTAGATTGTGTTGGCCACTCAACACCATTATTTTTAAAACAAGTTGCTTTAGATTTTTCTCTATTTGTAAAATACTCATCTCCATATTTTTCTTTTTTAGTTTTTTTAAACTGCTCTTTTAATTGTTCAGATTGAAACACAACTTCAACTCCCCAATTTTTTAAATTAGTCTCTTTTTTCTTTTCTTTTATTTGTTCTGACTGTGAAACATTTTCAACTCCATATTTTTCTAAATTAGTTTCAATAGATTTTTTTCTATTTGTAAAATTCTCATTACCATATTTTTCTAAACTAGTTTTCTTTCTTTTAATATATTTACATTTTTCACAAGAATAAAATCCTCCCCTTTTAACATTATTTATATATGACTCAAATGATATTTCTTTTTTAAAATTACACACATCACATTGAACAACTATCCTTAATTTAGAACCATGAATTAAATCATTCGGATTAATATTTACAATATCTTTCAATTTAACATCGTAGCCTAATGATACATAATGATCAATATTCATTTTATTTATTTTAACTTCAATTTTTTCTGTAACTATCATTTTATTTTAATTTATTTTTATAATTCACATCTATTAGTGAATATAGTATATATAAATATTTATAAGTCATAAACATCATTTTTTAAACATATTTGATAAATAATAATATATAATAAAAAAATAATATAAACAAATGATTAGTATGAACTTAATATTGGATGCAAATTATTGTCTCTACAGATCCGTATTCATTTTACATAAATTAAAAACACTTTATGGTGATTTAGAAACACTATTATTAAACGATTATAATAAAATAACAAACGATTATCCATTTAATGTAATATATGTCATATCTGATAGTAAACGGAATTGGAGAAAAAATATATATCCAGAATATAAAGGCAAAAGAAAAAAAGATTTAGATATAGATTGGGAATTTGTATTTGATACATTTGATAAATTCAAAGAAAATATTAAACACAGACATAATTGTTTACAATATCAAATAGATCCTTTTGAGGGTGATGATATTATTGCACATATTGTAAAAGAAACAAATAAAGATGGTGGATCAAATTTGATTTTATCTAATGATGGTGATATTCATCAATTATTAAAATTTAGTGTTGCTGATAATTATATAAATTTAATGTATAACCATAAATTTCAAAATGAAGTTGTTTTTGTTCCAGAAAATTATAGTATTTTTTTAAAGCATATTGAAGACACTACAGAAGGTGATATATTTGATATGTCCGATGATAATATTGATTTTATGAATTATTTTGATAAATTAACAAGTAGAGCAAAAATCAAAGAGATTAATAAAGAAGAATCATATTTCAAAAAACTAGTTGCTGGTGATACAGGTGACAATGTTTTAAGTGTTGTCAAATTTACAGAAAAAACAAAAGGAATTGGTACAACTGGTTCTGGAACAGTCTACAAAATGTTCAAAGATAGATATCCAAATGAAATTGATTTTGATTCTGATGAATTTATAATTCAACTAAGTGATATTTTATATATTTATAAAAAAAACAATAGGGAGATAGATTTTAAAGAAAAAGTTATTGAAAATATTAAATTCTCCAGAACTTTAACAAGATTAGATGGAAAATATTTACCAACTGGATTTCAGAAAATTCTATATGATAATATAAAAATTTAACATGCAATAAACACCGTTTTTCGGTGTTTATTGCAATAAAAAATCCTTCTTGTGAAGGATTTTTTTATTTTAAATTTAATATATACTTATTATTATGAAATATATTAAAGCATTTGAAGAATTAAAAGATATTGGCAATTACGTTATATGTGAAGAAAAAGATTCTAGTGTTGATAATTTTGAAATAGAATCTTTTATAAATAATAATATCGGTCAGGTTGTTGATCATAGGACAAAAAATAATATGAATGTTGCATACGATGGAGTACCATCAATTTATAATATTTTTGTACAATATGAAAATTTACCAAATGAAATAGAGTATGATTTTGAATATCATAAACATATAAAAAAT